AGTGCGGATGTGGAAAAGGACAGAAAGAGGGGATCCCAAACGTTCGGCATCCGAAAGCGAACGTTCGGTTAAGAAAAAACAGGTAAAAAAGTATTCTGTTGACGACGGCACGAAGGATACTCTGCAGAATGATGACCTAACCCCGGAACAGCAGATTTTCTGCGTATATTACAGTCGAACGTTTAATGCAACGCAGAGTTACCAGAGTGCTTATGGATGCCAGTATAGTACGGCACTTACAAACGGTCCTGCATTACTCGGAAATACTCGGATAAAAAATGAGATAGAACGTCTGAAGGAATTGAAGCGTCAGCAGATCGTTACAGGCACCGAGGATATAGTAGAACTGCAGATGCGAATAGCATTTGCGGACATTGGCAATTACCTGACATTCAGTGAAAAAGAATATACAGATCCTGAAACGCAGGAGAAGAAATCAATCAGTGCTGTCGATTTAAAAGCGTCAGTAAATACGGATACACAGCTGATCCGGGAGGTGAAGGATGGAAAATATGGTGTATCCATAAAACTGGAGGACCGGCAAAAGGCTATTAACTGGCTTACAAAGTATTTCCTGATGCACCCCGAGAGCAAGTACCGTGCAGAATATGAAAAGAAACGTGCCGAAGCAAATGATAATAGCACAGAGGATATTTTGAAAAACATGCAGACTATAGCAGACATCCTGAAAAATCCGGCAGCCAACCGCAAAATAGAAGACTTCGAGGAGCAGGCAAATGAATAAGCCGGCACCGTTCAGTGAACGGCAATATCAATATTTTCTTCGCTGCATACATAGCTGGTTTAATGTGGCGGAGGGTGGAAAGCGTGGTGGGAAAAATGTGCTGCAGACATTAATCTTCTGCACACTGCTGGAAACACATAAGAACAAGATTCATCTGGTAGCAGGGGTATCAAACGCTACCGCAAAATTGAATATCCTTGACTGCGATGGGTATGGTCTGCTGAATTACTTCGAGGGCAGATGCCGGGAAGGAAAATACAAGGATAGAGACTGTGTGTATGTGCAGACAAAAACCGGAGAGAAGGTCGTGCTGGTATCTGGTGGCGGAAAAGATGGCGACGAGAAGCTGATTAAGGGTAATACATACGGTATGGCATATGTGACTGAAGCAAACGAATGTCATCAGAAATTCCTGAAAGAGGTATTTGACAGAACATTATCCAGCTCTGACCGTAAGATATTTCACGACCTGAACCCTAAAGAGGAAGAACACTGGTATTACACAGATATCCTGAAATTCCATGAGGAACAGCAGGTGCTGCATTCGGATTACGGATATAACTACGGGCACTTTACTTTAGTCGATAATATGAGCATGACGGATGAGCGGATCCGGGCAGTGCTCATTACCTATCAGAAAGACACGGTGTGGTACCGACGTGATATAAAGGGAGAGCGTGCGGTTGCAGAGGGAATCGTATTTCCTAAGTTTGCAAACAATAATGAGCCATATTTGTATGATGAGGAGACAGATCCGTTACTTGAAAGGGATAAAAATGGGAAATTGATACATAAACCATTCAAGGTAACGCTGGGTATTGACTTTGGCGGAAATGGATCTATGACAACGTATGTTCTAAAACTGTATTTTAATAGATATCATGACATGCGGACAGCAGAAGAGGATTTTCTGCCATTGTCAAACGACATTGATGCGGACATGATCTGCAAAAAGTTTGTGGAGTTCTATATCCGATGCAGAGATAAATACGGGAGAATCGACTGGGTGTTCCCGGACAGTGCCAGCACAACAATGATAAACAGCTTGCGGAGTGCTGCAAAAAAAGCAGGACTACCATATCAGAACATAAATGGATGTCGAAAGAATGAAATATCGGAAAGACCAAGAACAATGGATAGGTTGTTAAATACCGGCCGGATAAAGATTAATCGGAAGTGTGAACATCTGCGAAAGGCAATAGGAAGCCTAAAATGGGACGAGGACCATCCAAACCAGCCAGAAGATAAAAATATAGGTAACTGTAATGACTGGTGGGATGCGGAATGCTACACCTGGTTGGATTTTGTGGAGTATGTAGACTTAGACAGGTAAAGTTGCACCGGTGCAACAGAAGGAGAAGAACATGGAAGGATGCGTTAAAAATTTCTTACAGACAAAGGGATATACAGTGAATGATAATGCACTGGGGAAAATTCAGATATGTGATGACTGGTATAGCAACAGAATAATTGAGAATTTTCATAAGCGAAAAACGGTTAATGGACAGCAATATGAGCTGACCAGACTAAATTTTGGCAAAAGATGCTGTTCGGATGATGCGAATCTGTGTGAGGTATTGGAAATCAACGCAGGAGATGGAGATCAGTATGATTTTGTGAAAGAGGTATTGCATAAGAATCAGTTCAATACACAGTACCGCAAGCAACTTGAAAAGACTTCAGCAGATGGAACTGCAGCATGCTATATCAGACTGGATAATGCAACTTTTATGGATGATAACAGTGTAAAGGGTGGAGACATCAAACTGAACTATGTGGAGGCAGATGCATTCACTCCGCTGACGGTGGAAAATGACATTGTGACAGAAGCTGCTTTTTCCGGGAGCACACTTGTCAAAGGAGAAAAGCAGACGACACTTGTATTGTTTACAGTGGACAACGGAAAATACATGGCAGAGACTCATGTTTTCAATAAAAAGGGAGAGGAAGTAGAAGATAAAGCGGTAACAGCACAACTGGGAGAAGTGAAGCCATTTGCGGTAATGCGCAATGCAGAGGTAAACAACCTGGATGATATGATAGGGTATGGATTACCAAAGCTTTGGGATGCGATACCGGCACTCAAGGTAGTGGATTTGTGTTACAATGTTCTCTTTTCAGATTTGGACAAAGCAGAGAAAATTATCCTGGTGAATGAGTTACTGTGTGAATTTGACGACAATGGAAAACCGAAACTGACACCGGAACAGAAAAAACTTTTTGTATTCACAGGCGAGAAGCTTCCGGAAGAAAAGGGAATGATCCAGGAGTATAATCCGGAGATCCGAGTGGATCAGATCACCAAGTCATTTGAGCTGGCACTGTCCCTGCTGTCCATGTCCTTTGGTTATGGTACGAAGAAATACAGCTTTGAGAATGGTCAGATTACCACGGCAACGGAGTATATGGGAGAGCGTCAAGATCAGATGCAGGAACTCAACCGACAGCGTCAGGAGGCTATCCGGTACATACAGGATATCTGTAAGGCAGTGATGTGGTTTGCTAACACATTCCAAGGTAAGTCCTTTACTCTGGATCAGGAGATCCTGGTAGATTTCGATGACAGCTATATTACCGATCGAGAGGCAGAATTGGAACGTAAGCGTAATGACGCGCTTTCCTTCGATATCCCTGAACTGACAATTTGGTATTTGATGGAGGCATATAGCCTGACAGAAGATGAGGCAAAGAAACTGGTAAAAGAAAAGCTGCAGGAGGAAGAGGACCAGCCTACCGGAGAGGATGAAGACTAATGCTGACAAATGAACAGGAAGAGATCATCGGCGAGGCATTGCTTCCTTTGTTTCAGTATTTGGAACACAGTGTGATCGTGGATGTGGCACAACGTATCTTGGCAACAATGGCATATTCCAGGACAGCAGAGATTGAAGCACAGCGCCTTCAGCAGTTAGGGTACAGTCCGGCAAAAATACGGAAAGCGGCAATGAAACTGTTACAGTCGAACCCGGAATTCCGGAAAGAGGTTGCGAAGAATACTCTGGAACATAAGAAGACGGTGAAAAAACTGTTGAAAGAGATTCTGAGGGCGGCGGAGGCAGCAGGTGGGCAGGTAATGCAGGAATCAGCAGACCTGTCCTATCTGGATGATCTGAGAACCTGGAAGCAGGCGGGGAAAGAAATTACAGATAATTCTTATCTGCCGCAGCTGGTGGAAGCTATAAGGAAACAAACAAATGAGAATATGAAAAGCCTGGCAGGATCGACAGGCTTTAATACCATGTCAGGTTTTGAAACGATGGAAAACCTATATAGAAGAGAGTTGGATAAGGCAATGATCAAGGTGTGTACCGGAACATTCAGCCGGGAGCAGGTGATCTATGACACGGTCCATAGCCTTGCAGATAGTGGCCTGCGTACCATTGACTTTTCTTCCGGCTACAGTATGCAGCTCGATACCGCAGTGAAACTGGCGGTGAGAACGGGGTCCGGTCAGATTGCCGCTAAAATCATGGATGAAAACATTACAAGGACTGGAGAAAACCTGGTATATGTATCCAAACACTGGGGAGCACGTAATACCGGTGATGGTCACGCCAACCACGAACAGTGGCAGGGACGGGTATATTACATCAAAGAGGGGGAGGACTACAGTTCTGAGGCAAGGCGGATAGGACAGGACTATATAACAGATCTGTGGAGGGCAACGGGATATAGCGCAGATGGGGATCATGAGAACGATCCTTTAGGCCTGCATGGGTATAACTGCCGGCATAAGCATTATGTATGGTTCATCGGCAGCAGTCTTCCGGATGAGGACCCACAGCCGGATCCCGTCACGATAGATGGAAAAACCTACGATTACTACCAGATTACACAGAAAATGCGGACGCTGGAAAGAAAAATTCGTGCATTGAAGCGTGAGAGGGAAGCAATGGCAGCGCTGGGGCAGGACACCAAGGAAATCTCCGGGAAAATTAAGCAGAATATCAAGAATTATCAGGACTTCTGCAAGGATGCAAAAATAAAGCCGGATATTAACAGATTGCGGTATGAATGTAAAACATCAGATCTGACAAAGACGAAAGCCTGGGAAAAATATAATAATATGACAGAATCGGAAAAGGCTGATACTTACAGAGTAGATAACAATGTCGTGGATATGGATTATATTAATTCTGCAGAGTATCGTAAAAAATTTGATTCTTTTTCCGATAATTCAGAGCTTAATAATCAGATATATACTGTGGCAAAACAGATTCTTCAGCACAGAAGTGGCACGGATTTTGAAGACATGTATCTGATACATGCGAAGAGTGGAACGATAGAAGGATCACAGACTGAAAGTGCAGATATTTTACAGGTAGATTACAATGAATCATTGAGAAATGCTATAAAAAACAACAAGGAGAAAGAACTTATAGCAATACATAACCACCCGACTAATATTTTGCCAGATGGAGCAGACTACGTAAGCCTTGGATACAGAAAATACAGGCAAGGTATTATTGCAACACATAACGGGAAGGTATATACTTATAGCGTAGGGGATAAGCCTTTTACATCAGGAGTACTTGACAGAAGGATATATAAATATCATGGAGCACCGCATTATTTGTCAATGGAGGAAGCACATGTAAAAGCATTGGAAACCATGATGGAGGATTATGGAATAGAGTGGAGAGAACTGAAATGAAGGGAAAAGACTTAAAGGATGTTGTAAAAAAATATAATGATACTCCGGAAGAAAATGAAAAAAAACTGAAAGAAGAGGAAGAAAAGTCTTCCAAACTAAAAGAATGGGTTTTGGAGTAAAAAAATATTGAAACAAACATAAGTTTGCTTTATAATACATCTTGTGAGACACTTAAGCCAACCAAAAGGAGAAAGTTGGTAATATATGAGTTCTAAGTGGTGCAAATGCCCGAAATGTGGTAATCCGCACTTCTTAAAAGTGTTGCCGAATACGAAGATATGTAATTTTCCGGCATACTGCAAGAAATGTAAAAATGAAATAGTGATCAATGTAGAGCCAAGAGCCGATGTGATCAATTCCAAGTGAATTGATCCTTGGCTCTTTTTTGTTCTACGATGGCGGAATGGAGCAGAGGCAGCTCGCCGGGCTCATGCCCCGGAGGTCGCAGGTTCGATCCCTGCTTCCGCAATTTCCCATATCGCAGAAAGTGCGATTCAAAAAATATTTTAGGAGGATAATATGAAGAACATTTTTGAAATCATGAAAGAGTATGGTCTGGAAGTGCCGGAGGACAAGAAAAAGGAATTTGAAAAGACCGTACTGGAGAATTACAAGACCATGACTGACTATGACAATCAGGCCAAGAAGCTGGACGCAGCCAATGAGACTATCAAGGCTAATGATACCGCCATGAAAGACTTACAGGATAAGTTAGACGGATTTAAGGATGTAGATGTGTCTGGCCTGAATCAGAGAATCAATGATCTGGAAACAGAAAAAGCTAATATCCAGAAGGATTATGATGCTAAGATTGCAGATCGCGATTTTAATGATCTTGTGAAAGAAAACATTGCTGCGGCCAATGGCAAGAATGCCAAGGCTATTATGGCGCTGTTGGATGTGGAAACACTGAAAGCATCTAAAAACCAGAAAGAGGATATCGCAGCAGCACTGAAAGCCTTAACAGAAGCAGAAGATAGTAAAATGCTCTTCGGCGCACCGGAGCCTAATCCGGTAGGAACAGGAAATCTGATCGGACAGGTGAGAACCGGAGGTGGATCGAATGCAGATGATGCTGCAATGAGAGCCGCTATGGGATTGCCCACTGTATCGGAGACAAAATAAGAAGGGAGAATTAAATGTCTAACACAATTATTTTAGCAAAAAATTTCGCACCTCTGCTTGATGAGGTGTATCAGAGAGAATCCGTTACCAGAGATCTGACGGGAGATCCCGCAATGGCAAGGGCCGGAGCAAATGCAAAGGAAATCGTATATCCCCAGATTGCAGTAACCGGTCTGGGAGAGTATGACCGTAATAGTGGTTACACGGAAGGCACTGTAGATTTCAAGTGGGTATCCACTGAATATAACTATGATCGTGGTGCCAAGTTGTCTGTAGATGCTATGGATAATCAGGAAACCTATAAACTGGCATTTGGCATGGCAGGTGCGGAACTTATGCGTACCAAAGTAGCACCGGAAGCGGATGCATTTACATTTGCTACTCTGGCCGGAATTGAAGGTATTTCTAAAGGTGAGGCAAAGAAAATTGTCACAGCAGAGGAGTTCCTTGCAGAATTGCTGGAGGCTAAGAATACGATGGATAATGACGAGGTACCGGAAGAGGGCAGAATCCTGTATGCAACAGCCAATCTGCTCAATGCATTGGTAATGATGGATACTTATAAGTCCAAGGAGATTTTGGCGGGATTCACTATCAAGAAACCCGTACCTCAGGGCAGATTTTATACATCTATTGATCTGCTGGACGGTAAGTCTGCAGGAGAGGAAGCAGGACATTATCGAAAGGGTACTGCAAAGTATGAAAAGACTAAGGACATTACACCGGTAACCAGTAAGACATATTACACGGAGAGCGGTGGAGTTTATTCTCCCGTTGCTGGTTCCAGTGCATCCGCTGGGTCTATGTCCTCTTACTATGAGATGGTGCAGGAAGCTGCAAAATCCATTAACTTTATGATCATTCACAAGCCCGCAATCATCAAACATGACAAGCATGTGGTATCTAATGTGATTCCTGCATCTGCAAACCCGGATGCTGATGCTGATATCATCAAGTATCGTAAGTATGGTATTGTGGATGTCTACAAGAATAAGGTGGCTGGTATCTACTTAAGCCACCAGGCGTAGGAGGTAGTATATGAGGACAGTAGGTATGGGAGCAATTCCAAAAGATGCAGCACTGAAACAGGAGATCGCAGATCTGAAAGCCGAGAATGCAGCACTGAAACAGGAGATCGCAGATCTGAAAGCCGAGAATGCAGCACTGACACAGGAGATTGAAGATCTGAAAGCCAAGAAAGCGAATAAAAAGACCAAGGCGGAAGATCAGGATCCCGCAGAAGAGTAGAAAAGGAGGGAGCAGTATGTCTTACATAACGTGGGAGTATTACAGCTCCCTTTATTCTAATATTTCTGACCAGGAAGAATTTGATAAGATTTCAAAAAGGGCAGAGATTAAGTTTAATTCCATCACCCATATGAGGGCAAAGCGGTTTGAGGATGCTTATAACGAGGACACAGCAACAGACTTCCAGCAGCAGGTCCATGTGCAGATCCAGGATACATTTTGCCAGCTGCTCAATACTATCGAAGCGCAGGATGCCTCCGGAATGGGTACCGGTATAGCATCCGTCAGTAATGACGGGTATTCGGAATCCTATAAGGTCACAACAGCGCAGGAGAAGGAAACGCAGCTAACCTCTGTAATACGTTCGGGACTATCCGGTACGGGACTGGCAGGTGCGCTATGAGTGTTCTTTTTACGGATACTATGACAGTCTATAATTTCCATAGAGATCCGAAGACAGACGAAGAAGTATGGCTCAGATCAGTAGTGAAGGGAGTTCAGTGGCGTCACAATAAAACGGATGTAACATCTTCCGGTGGAGTGCAGACGGAAAGCAAGGTTGAGAGCATCACGGTGGACTTCCAGAGGGGATATGGCAACAAACCTTACCTGGATCCACAGAAATTCCGGAAGTTGTCAGCGGAAGAGGCAGCAGAGTACTGGACACTGGATGTACGAACAAACCAGGATAAGCTGGTCCTGGGAGAATCAGAAAAAGAGATAGGAGAACACTATCGCCTGACAGATCTGAAAGAAGATTTCCAGTATGCAGTTACCGTTACGGAGGTATCCGACAATCGTGGAAGAATTCGACTGAAGAACATAAAAGTTGTGGGAAGGTAAAGTTGCACCGGTGCAACAGGTGAAATATGGCAAAAACTGGATTTCATTCTCTGAAAGTAACTCGTAATTTCGATCCGGGTGTATGCATAAAGACATTGGGACTGGAAGAAAAAGGTAGGCTGCAACAGATCTGCGCGAATGAAATATTGAAGTTATCAGATCCATATATCCCATTAGCTGATGGTGGACTTAGTTTAAGTGGACACATAGAAAATGATGCAGATGTTGTGTGGAATAAACCGTATGCACATTATATGTGGGAAGGCATCGTCTATGAGGATCCGGACCTGCATTGCGCGGGTTTCAAGACAGACAATGGTTGGAGATCCAGAAAAGATGTAGATAAGGTGCCTACAAAACGAAGCCTGGAATATGGTAACGGTACACTGCGCGGGGCACACTGGGCAGACCGTATGCTGCAGAATGGCGGACTGGAAAAGATAGAGAAAAAACTTCAGGAGGAGTTGCTAAAATGACGGTATCACAATCCATTATCAAATGGTTGAAAGAATTCTCTCCGGAGAGTATGAAACATATCGATACGGACCGGATGCGTGGCAATGTCAATTTTGCGTTAGTCAAAGAACCTATGACTAATGTGAGAAAGTATATCAGCGGAGTCGAAATCCACAAGGACTACTATCAATTCGTGGTAAGACTGGATACTCAGACGGATAAAAGCTGCATCGAAAACGGAAGCTGGATGGAGCAGTTAACGGACTGGATCGAGGATAGGAACCGTAACAGAAACTTTCCTGATATCCAGGGTGGAACCGTCAAGACAGTAGGAGTGTCAAGCCCGTTTTTTATGGGAGAGAATGGGCAGAACGAAGCATTGTATCAAATGACGATTTTTATCGAATATAAGAAAGGAACTCAGGTAAAATGAGAGAAGATTTAAGGCATTACATTGATACCACTATGGGAGCAGAAGAACCGAAGTATGCGTTGCTTGGCAATGGTGTAGAATCCCTCACAGAGGAGATGAACCCGGAGGAGGATACGAAGCACTATATTAATATGGCAAAGGCATCCAATAAGGTAAAGTCCTATCAGAGAGCGTTTGATGTGGACAAGGAAGACTGTGAAGATGATGACGTACAGAAAATGATCGATAAACTGGTGGATGATCTTCCTGTAGGTGCAAAGGCTCACACATCTTTTGTAAGACTGCGTTTGAAAGATGCGGTGCAGGCCGAGGAGGGAACCTATAAAGCAATCAGGGTACCGTGTACAGTATCGGTTACTTCCAATGGTGGAGATGGCGGGGATTATGTCCATAATGTGCTGAGTGTAAAGCAGGCTGGTGATGACATCAAGGGTAAATTTAATATCGAAACCAATACATTCACAGCGGATTCCGCAAAATAATACAGGTGTTAATCAATATTAACATATGTGGTGGGCGCACCTCTCTGTCGTCCATCACATTCAGAGAGGATGGTAATACATGGAAAAAATCAATGCTATCAAGGGTGGCACAGAAGTACAGGTAAATGACAAGGGAGATACGATTGTCTGCAATTTTGGAAGCCAGGAATTCTATGCAGATTTCACAGAACTGATAGATAATCTGGAAAAAGTTAAAAAATATGTAGCTGCAGAAGAATTTATGAGAAAACCGGAAATAGAGCAGCTTCGGATCATGATTGGAAAGACTAACGAGATCATGTCTGACATTGACAGAGTGTTCGGAGAAAGGACATGTAAGAAGGTATTTGGGGAGATCACTCCAAGTCCTATTCTGATTACTGATTTCTTTGATCAGATCATCCCCATTGCACAGAGATATGCAAATGGTAGAAACAAGGAGCTTTGGGAGAAATACAGCAGAGAAAGAAATGGTGGGAACATAAATCACAATAGGAACCGCCAAAACCGCAGACACCATAAATAGTGGGGGAGACATATGTTTAATATTATGTTGGATCAGCTTCCAACAGACTGGAAAGGATATCCTATTTCGGCTTCTTTCCGGACGGGAATAAAAATGTCCATGTGTATGTCAGATCCTGATTTATCGGATATGGAGCGATTTTATATTGCATCGTATTTGCTTTTTCCCGAGAAATGCCCAGAACCGCAGGAAGCTGCGAAGGCAATTGAATGGTTTATGACAGAATTTAACCATGACAATTATCAGCAGAAGAAAAACGAAGATATTATCATGGACTGGGATATGGACCAGTGGAGAATATATGCAGCTTTCCGCAACCAGTATCATATAGATCTGCAGAAGGCAGAAATGCACTGGTTCGTTTTTATGGGACTGCTGGGGAACCTCCAGGAGAGCTCCCTGACCCATGTAATGGACATACGACAGAAGAAGATCACCTCAAAAATGTCACAGGAAGAGAAAAACGCATATAGGAGCGCTAAAAAGATATTTGCTATTAAGGCACCAAAGGATGAGAAAATCACACCTGAGGAGCAGGCAAGAATTGATGAATTTATGAAATATGCCAAAATCAATAAGTCGACAAAGAGCCAGTGAGCCAGTTGATACCGGATAGGTGTCGGCAGGCTCTTTTTTGATTAAGGAGGCATCATGGCAAAGTACGATACTGAGATCAGATTACATTCTGATCTGGACAATTCAAAACTGGATAAGGGCGCTGAACACATCGAAAAAAAGCTGGATGAACTGGAGGAGAAAGCCAAGGACACCAGCCTGACACCGGAGGGATGGTCAAAAGAAGACTGGGATAAATTCGAGAAGAATTTTGACAGTATCATGGAGCGGAACAAGAAAAAAGCAGAAGAGGCAGCAGCCGAAATGGCCAAAGAAAGTGCTACGGTAGGTGAAACGATTGCTCCGCGGGATGCAGTAGGGTATCAGCAGTATGATTCAGATGCCATTATGGCTCAGATTGATCAACAGGCCAGTGCTGCAGACAAAGTCAGTGAGAAGGAAGAAAAAATTGCTGAGAAGATCAGGGAGCAACAGGCAGCAGAACAACAGCTGATTGATATAAAAAACAATGCTGTGGTAGCTGATCAGAATATGGTTGCCTTGATGCAGGAGCAGGAACAGATTACAGAGCGCATGGCGCTACTGAAAAGGGCTGGAGTAACAGACGGATATCAGGAATATGATGAGCTGTCTGCCAGACTTGCAGAGATCAACAAAGAGGTTCATACAATTCGAAATGGCTTTTCTGAACTGGAATCCAAGGGAAGAAAGGCATTGGATTCCTGCGGAACCAGTGCGAAAAAATCGGGAAATCTGTTATCTACAATGGCCAGCCGCCTGAAGGGCATTTTACTGAGCTTATTTATATTTAATTGGATATCTAAGGGATTTAATGCAATGGTATCCGCAATGAAAGAAGGCTTCCGGAATCTTGCTCAATATTCTAAGGACTATAATGCGCAGATGTCTGCCTTGCAAAGCAGCTGCGCCCAGTTTAAAAACAGCCTGGCAGCAGCATTTGAGCCTATCGTAAATATGGCTATTCCGTACTTGGTAAAGCTTATTAACTGGTTGATCAAGGCGGCGGATGCCGTGGCACAGTTCCTGGCAATCTTACAGGGAAAAAGTACTTACACCCGGGCAAAAAAACAGACCATAGATTATGCAAAGTCTTTGGATACCGCCAGCAAGTCTGCAAAAAAAGCCCTGGCATCATTCGACGAACTGAATGTGTTAAGTGATCAAGGAGGATCTACAACAGGTGGAGGAGAACTGACCGGTAAGGATGCTTTTGAAGAGGCTACGATAGATCCGAAAATGGTGGAACTTCTGGAAAAAGCCAAGAAGTTGCTGGAAATTATAAAGCCATTAGCGATTGCGATAGGAATTGCGCTGCTTGCATGGCGCATAGCAGGATTGCTGAAAGATCTTGGCGGACTTGCACCATATCTGTCTACGGCTCTCGGATTGATTATGCTGATCGCCGGGGCAGCATTGATGGTATACAACTATGTAAAAATGTGGAAAGACGGTGTGGACTGGGAAGGTATTGTAGGATATGTCTCTGGACTGGCACTGGCAGTGACCGGATTACTGATATTATTCGGGCCGGTAGCCGCAGGAATTGGGCTGATTGTTGGCGGAGCAGCGGGCTTGATACTTGCACTTAAGGATATAACTGAGAATGGGGTAAATGCCCAGAATATGACACTGCTGCTGATTTCTGCAGGTGCAATATTGGCAGGGGTGTTCCTTACGCTTGGTGGAGCGGCCACAGTGGTTGTAGGTGCCGTGATGGCTGTGATCGCGGCTATTGTTGGAGTGGTCGTATGGGCCGGTAATGGTGAAGAGGCATTGACCACACTACAGGACATGCTAGGGAAGCTGGGAACTTTTGTAAAGAGAGTGTTTGTAGGAGACTGGAAAGGTGCATTTGATGCAATCGTAGGATTTGCAAAAGACGCTGTAAATATGGGAAATATCATAGCGGAATCTTTTGCAAATGGGTTCATTAAAGCTATCAATTTTATCATTGACGCTATTAATTCGCTGAGTATTGACATTCCGGACTGGGTACCATTTGGATGGGGTGGAAAAAAATGGAGCCCTAATATTCCGAACTGGAATGCGCAAGTATCGCTTCCTCGTCTGGCCAACGGTGCAGTGATTCAGGGTGGGAAGCCATTTACGGCAATTCTCGGAGATCAGCCCAGAGGGCAGACCAACATCGAGACACCATTGGCTACTATGATTGAAGCATTTAAGCAGGCACAGGCGGAAAATGGTGGTGGAAATTATACGTTTGTGGCGCAACTGGATGGAAAGGAAATCTTCCGTGAGACGGTACGGCAGGATAGGATGTACCAGAATACACATGGACAGAGTGCATTTATTTAGGAAGGAGGGAGAACAATGCAGAAATTTGGAGGATGGTTAATTAAGTTTGGGGACGTTGTTCTCCCCAACTCCTTCTTATTGGCGGATGGTTGGGAAAGTACTCCGAATCAGCGTGTGGAGATAGATGCCTACAGAGATGCCAATATTCTATTGCACCGGGAGACATCGCCTAATTTTAAAACGAAACTGACTTTGAATATTAGAGAAATGAATCTGGAAGAGAGAAGAGCGTGGAACAATATCATTGGACTTGCAGAGCTCCCTCAGACGGAAAAGAATCAGAGAAGAGTCAGGTGTACCTACTGGAATGATGAGACACTGGAGTATTCTTCTGGAATTTTTTATATGTCAGACACTACTTACAGCATCCACACATTATCAGAGCAGGAGAGTGACATAGATTACAACGATTTCAAGGTGACGTTGGTGGAGTATTAGCATGGAAAAAAGTATACAGCAGATGTTTTATGATGACTCTGTGGATAAACAGCTGATAATTACATATTCGGGATCCGGCACCACCCTGACCAATGCCGAGTTCCAATCAGAGACAATGACTGTGACAGAGTCCATCTGTGATGAGCAGGAACTTCGGTTCGGCTGCTGCAATGCATCGTCTTTTGAAATAAAGGTACTTGATACGGCAGAGAATTTCAAGGGTAAGAAAATGAGAGTGTCTATCTTGCTTGCAGGTCAGGACGAAGCCTATCAGTTGGGAGAGTATAAGGTATATTCGGACAAGCCGACGGCGGACAGACTTTATAAGGATATCGTAGCCTATGATGCTATGTACGAAATCCTGAATGCGGAGGTGTCCGGGTGGTACAACAGCCTGACTTTTCCGATGACGCTCCGACAGTTTAGGGATAGCTTTTGCTCCTATGTCGGTGTGGAACAGGAAGAGATTACTCTGATTAACGATGCAATGATGGTGGAAAAGACCATAGATCCCGGAGAACTCCCTGGAAAGACAGTCATAGAAGCCATCTGTGAGATCAATGGTTGCTTTGGACATATCGGCAGAAATGGAAAATTACGGTATGTGTTGCTGGAGCGGATGATAGAGGGGCTGTATCCTGCGGATGATCTGTATCCGTCCGATGACCTTTATCCCGCAGATCCGATGGGCACCACAGAGGTATCTCGTAGCCACTATATCTCTTGTCAGTATGAAGACTTTATTTGTCAGCATATTGATAAGCTGCAGATCCGGCAGGAAGAGAACGACATCGGTGCTATCTCCGGTATCGGTAATAACTGTTACATCATAGAGGATAACTTTTTGGTGTATGGCAAGTCTGCTGCAGACCTGCAGACCATCGCAGACAACGTCCTCAGCGTGATTGGAGTCGTATGGTACCGTCCGGCACAAGTGGAAGCTCGCGGCAATCCTTGCCTGGAGGTGGGGGATGGCATCTTGTTGCACACGACTCGGGAGACCATTTATACCTATATCCTGCAGCGCACATTAAAAGGCATCCAGGCACTCCGGGACAGTTATACAGCGGAGGGTGAGGAGTACAGGACCGGACAGGTTAATGGACTGCAGAAGCAGATTATCCAGTTAAAGGGAAAAACCAACACACTGACTAGGACGGTGGATGAAACTCGTCTGGAAATGAAAGATATCAACCAGAATCTGTCCACGCAGATCAGCATCAATGCACAGCAGATCCTTACCAAGGTATCCAAGGACAATATCGTATCTGAGATCAATCAGACGGCGGAAAGCATCAAAATTAAGGCCGAGAGGATAGATCTGGTCGGTATCGTAAATGCAGATGAGATGGTAGTCAAGTATGCGACTATCGATACCCTGAATGTGACAAAACTGGAACTGAACAACCTGATTGCCACCAAGGCAACCATTGACTCTCTGAATGCCGTCAGTGGCCGCGTGGGGAGCCTGGAAGCGGATCATGTGACTGTATCTGACTTAAATGGTGTAAGCGCCCGTTTGGGAACGGTAGAAGCCAACTATATCAGCGCCGGAACCGTAAAGGCTAATTACATGGAAGTAGCCAACTGGACGTCTGCGGGAGAAATCAAAGCGGACAAGATCAGCGCAGCGACCATAGTAAATAAGCTGTCCAGCGTAGATCTGGTCAGTGTGCAGGCAATCGGCGTGTGGGGCTACATGAATTATAAAGGCACGGTAGTAGCGTGGCGCACACAGCGTATCAATGCATCAACGGTCATTACATATCTTGGACCGGAAGATTAGGAGGTCATATGAGAAATTTAGAAATTAGAGAATTTAGTCAGGCAATCACTAATTTTGTGGAAAAATCAGATCTGCCGGAGGAAGTAAAGCGCATGGCCCTGCAGGAAATATTGCTCAAACAGGAGCAAAAGGCAAAGGATGCGTTGCTTGCTGAGATCGCTGCCAGGGATGCAGCAGAGAAAGAAGAGGTGAAGGATGATGCAGAAGGCGTATGATTTTGAACCTTGGGAGAATCGCCCGTCTATCAACACACCGCTTAATAAAACCAACTTGGACAGGTTGAGCCGGGGAGTAAGCGAGATCGATGATCGTGTAATTAGACTTAACTTGACCAAGTTGCCAACAACGGAAGCCAGTGGAATGATCACAGGCATTACTATTAACCAGGATAATGGTGACATTACAGTTACATATTATTCCGGGGCCACAAGTGTGCTGCATACTCTGCTGGCACAGGTCGCTATTAACTTTGATTATGACCAGGACACGGAACGTCTGATCATTTATTTAAAAGATGGCACGCAGAAATACATTGATCTGTCAGCGCTGATTACGCAGTTTGAGTTTCTGGATTCAGACACGATTTACTGGACGATCGGATCTGATGGCAAGGTAAAAGCTGCCATTAAAAAGGGCAGTGTTACAGCGGAGATGCTCCAACCGGATTATCTGGCTGACATTACCGTGCAGGCGGAGACTGCTACACAGCAGGCGACATCGGCTGCAGCATCCGCCAAACAGGCAAAGATTGATGCGGATCGAGCAGAAACGTATGCGAGCATCACAGAGCCTAAGTTTTACCTCGATGAAACA